GTCGGAGCAGGTCATCAACCACATGTGGAACGGGCCCATCCGCTTCACACGGAAGACCGCGGGCGTGTGGTCTGCCCTCAAAGTCTTGGCGAGCAAGACCAAGCGCCTGATCTTTCAGGACGCCAACTTGGCGAACATCACCGCCATGTTCGCTCGCAAGCTCATGGGTTGGCACCAGCCCCACCAGCGCGACGAGCAGTTCTGCCTCAACACTTGGGCCCCCAAGCGCCCCAAGCACCACCGCTACGGTGATGAGACCGCATGGCTTGATGAGCTGTACCGGAGCCTTCAAGCGGCTCACGACAACAACGTGGACCGTTTCGACTGGGTTGGCTTCCTCAACGCGGAGAAGTGCAAGGCCGTCGCCGAGGTCATTCGGGAAAAGTTCCCTTGGCTCAAGGATCAGATGATCGAGATCCACCGGGACACCACGAAGCTCGCGCACGTCAAGCACGCCATCGAGTACCCCGAGACCATCTCCTCGAAGTACAAGTTGGTGCTGGCCAGCCCCAGCGCGGGCACAGGGATCTCCGTGGAGGACGAAAACCTCTGGCACGTTTGGCTCGACGCCCAAAGCGGCGTTGGACCCAACGCCTTCGATGCCGTTCAAGCCCTCTGCCGTGTTCGTGATCCCATCGGTGCCTGGAAGATCTGCATCTGGGGGTACGAAGCCCCGAAGGTTGTGGACCCTCAAGTGATCCTGGAAGGTCGTCTGGCGACGTCGATGGAGTCGCGGGCGCGTATGTCCGAACTCTGTGGGTACTCCATGTCGTACCCCAAGGGCGATGAGGGCGACGCGCTGCTCATCCCCGACAACTGGGACCTGATCGAGATTGATGCGCACCTGGAGGCGCACAACAACTTCCATGGTGGGTGCCTTGGGGACTACCACGTGCTGGACAAGCAGAAGAATCCGACCGGAGCCATCATCGAAGGATCTCTGGACAGGGCACTGCGAGAGATCGGCAGCGAAGCTGTCCACGTCGCCGCGGTTCACCCAGACCCCAAGGCGTGCAAGGAGGAGCTCAAGAAGGCCAAGAAGGGGCTCAAGCAGATCAAGGTTCTGTCCATTCAGGCCGCGGAGGACAAGGATCTGGACGAGGCCGAGAAAGAAGCTTCTAAGGAGGATGCTCCCCCAGAAGCGGAGTTCATTCGGATCAAGGCCAAGCTTCGCCACTTCTTCGACATCCCCAAGGACGAGGAGGTCCCCCTTCGCATCATCGAGTCGGACCTTGAAGGGGCGTACAGCGCCAAGTGCCGGGACTTCGTGCGCTACGGGTGGGTGGAGAACGGTGAGACATGGCGGGTGATTGAGCAGGACCGCAAGGATCTGGATCTCGGCACGGGTAAGGGGACCGAGATCGATCTCAAGAACAAGGCCAGTTCCCAGATCACGGCCCGAGAGGTCATATTGCTGTGGGGCATCGACTACTTGGAGCACCACGCGGTCCAAGGTACCGTTCTGGTTGACCCTGCCCCCAGCGCCATCACGCCCGCCCTTGCCGAGAAGCTGGACCGGAACATGGGCCTCAAGTGGGATCCTGCGACCATGACGCCGCGCCGTCTGCTTTCCACCATCCTCTCGCGCATGGGCGTAAAGCTCGCGGAGGTCTCTCGGGTGCGAGATCCGCAGACCGGAAAGGTCAAGGTCGAACAGAAGATCTGCTTGGACATCTACCGGCAACTCGAAGGGGACACCGCAGCGTACAAGCGTCGGAACACGACGAAGTCCGCAAAGGATGAGGCGTGGCCTGACGGGATCCGGGAGTTCGACCTGGGCGACCCCTGCTTTGGTGGGAGGCGGGCGGCGTAGGATTGCTGATGGAGGCCGCGGACGAGCAGCCTCTCCGGTGCTTCGCGTGGCCTGATCAGCCGTCGCTGCTTGCGTTCCTCGCGGCCGCTACAGCCTCTAAAGTCTTGTTGGCAGTGCCAACGCCGGGGGGAAGCATTGTTTTGAGATCCGAAGGCACAACCTTGCCTACGAACAGTACGGCAGCATCCATGATCTCATTGCTCTTATCGAAGGTGACCACCAATACCCTCCCTTGGGGAAGTGCGGAGACCTGGACTTTGTAGCCCTCGATATTGTGCTCAGTGAATTCGGCCATCCTCCCCGGCTACACCCTCCGAAACCGCGCGCCAAGAAACCAGCGGCTTCACCGCCCCGGACCCCGCGGACCCCACCGACCATGGAGAGGGGTCTGCCGCCCCCACTGCCCCTAAAACAGTTCACCCTGAGCCGGTCCCTCCTGGACCCGTTCCTTCTCCTGGTGGAGGCGGATCCAGTCCTCGAGCTGCGCGAGCGGGAGGTACTCCACCCGCCCCCAGGTCATCCAGATAACGGCCAAGCCCTCCTCGGCAAAGATCGTGACTCCGATCGCGCTGGGGAAGCCGTTCACCTGGGCGAGATAGCGCGCGAGTTGGAGGCAGACCGGACGAGCGGGTGGCACGCCTGCAGTCTGTCACCGATTTCGGCGCCGAGAGCGCACATCTCTGCTTGATTTGAGCATGCATGCTGTCTTTCTCTTCGTCAAACAAAAAAGCGACAGCTTTGGTTGACCGGAACAGATCCGGGCAGATCGGGTCAGCGAGGGCGCATAGACCGCAATTGGCCATTTAGCATCTTAGGATGTCAGCAACGGCTGGAATTGGCGGTTCAGCTCGGTTTCGCGCACCTAAACTTTGCATCATTTGCACTGGGTAGATCTGCTCACCCGGCGTGCGACCAGGTTTCCCGGCAGCCATGCCGGCCCCGACCAGGGAGAGGGGGCGGAACCGTACGCCGTGGTGGGGGCAGTCGACCACAGCTTGCGCGCTCCCGACCGGGACCCATTTTCCGCCCGTGACCGCATCCATCCACCTTACCGTCCAAGACCTGTTCACCCTCTCCAACCAGGGGCAACACCCCCGGGTCATCGTCACCGAGCCCGACGCCTCCGTCGTCCGGGGGACGTTCGTGATGGTGTCCCCTGAGCCCTCGCTCACCGCAAAGGCTCTCGTCCAGCTCGACGGACAGCCGGAGGGTACCTACAACAACTATCAGGCGAGCTGGATTCAGATCGACGAGGAGGGGGCCCCGACCCTGTAAACCTGTCCCAGGCGGCCTATATGTGGACATGACGCACTCCAGCGCCACGCCCACCGGCAAGCCCACGGCTGCCATCCTGCCCACACTCCCCCCCGCCAGCATCGAGCTGATCGAGCTGGCCGCCAGTGCCCACTACGGGATCCGGCTCCGGTACGTCCCCGAGGACCAGCCCGAGAGCGATCCCGAGCCGGTCAAGACCCTCACCGCGCACGACCTGGAAAAGGCCGTTGCCGCTGGTGCGAAGTACGGATTTGGTCGTGAAACCATCACCAAGGCCTGGGACGGACGCTAAAAGTCGACCTTGAGGTAATCCTGGGGACGGCTCCAACTGCTGGAAGCGGCCCCTGCCAAAGAGAGAGCGAGGCGCTTTCCAAGCGCGCTTCTATTCCTTGGTTGATTCGGGTAGATGGCTCGCGACTTCTTCGACGGGAGGAGGCGAGGCTTGCACCCTCGCCCGGTGGTAAGCGGCATCTCTTGCGGCTTTCTTCTCTTTCCTGGCTATGTCGTCTTCCCGATCTTTTTTCATTCGTTGCAGGATGTCGACCATAATACGTTGCCTTTCCTCGGGGGGGCTTGACCTAAGCCCATGAGCCTCCGAGAATCCCTTTTTATCAAGGGGAACAGGGCGAACGATTGTCTTCATGGTCACTTTATCAATTACATCATACAGCTCAGACAGGACGACTTTTGCCTCGGCCTTGGTGTACTCCCCTGTAGCTGCGCGCCCGTAGAGTTCGGCAATTTTCCACCCCAGCTTATGAGCGAAGTCTGGCGTGAGCTCATGGGTCACTCTTGGCAAAATCTCGACGTAGTGACCGGACTTGATAGGAAACGCCTTGGTGATATTCAGGGTGTAGTACCGCGAATCCAGCGGCTCATCTTCGAACGATACGAAGAAATGGTTCTTGACCTTGTTCTCAAGAAGGTCACTTAGATGTTCCGACAGAACACTTTCAAACAGGTCAGGGCAAACCAGCGTGTATCGCTCGTCTCCCTGCTCCGTTGAGAACGTCCAAGGCAAGGCAACTCTCGACCAATCCTCTTCACGTCTGATGTGGCGAGCAAATGGCTCAAGAAACCCTATCGTTATGTAGGGTACTTTTATCTTTCGTCCATCTGTCGTCGCCACATCGCAGGATTGCGACATGACCATTCCATGACGCACTCCAGCCAAATTCACCTCAGGATAAAACTTCTTGAGTGTGAAAGTTTGACCCTCGTAGAGGAAATCCAGCCCATCGATCGTGAAAATGCTACCCTGCACAAGGGACTTGGCAGGGCGCGGGTCGACTTTCTGAAGCTGCATATCTTACCGGTGGTGACCCATCTTTGACAGGACTCCAGACGTGATTCGTTCACGCTGTTCCTGGGTCAGCCGGAACGGCTCCTTGGCGAGTTGCCGAACAAAGTCGAGAGCCTCTTGGACTTCTTCCTGAGCATGGGAATGAACGATCCCTTCGTTGCTCTTGATTTCGATGGGAGGCGGGGACATTGGTTACTTCCCTAATGCCGAAGACCGGCGGGTAAAAACGAGGTTACTTTGGGGCCAAGTCAACTTGGCCTGGCATCGTAGTATGCCAAAGATCATAACGGGTTACAGACGTCTGGGCAAGATGTGAGTTCTGTCACTTTTTGTTTGACAGAAAGGGCGACACTCACGCCATTAGCAGAATCGCCCGTGACAAGTGCGCTTGTCGTCCCCACCCCCCCAGAAGCCACAGTAGCACCTGGCACGCCCAAAAAGCTCTCCGAGCATGGCGCTCGACATCACCCATCCGACCAGGCGGTGGGGACGCCTGCCCCATTACCACGCCCCACGCCGAGAGAGGTCGCGCCACCCGCTTCCGAGTTCGGCGGTCGCTTCGCCGAGGATGGGTGAGATCGCTCGGATCCACAACACCGGCACCAGAAATCCGGATTATTTTCCGGTGTTCGAGCTCTTCCACAGGCCATCCCTGTGTGAACCCGACAACCACCCCATCCACCTGCTGCCCCCACTGCCACCAGAAGCTCCCCCAGCCGAGGGTTGAGCGCCTGACCCCTGTCCTTGCCGATGCCCTCCAGCAGATCGCCCGCCAGACCCAGGACGGGCGCGTATATGTCAAGGTCCCTGCCTACCAGTTCAAAGGCCTTCATGCCCGTCTGGCTCTATGGGGCCTTGCCGAGGAGCTCCTCCACCCTCGTCGGTCAGGAGCTGGCCAGACCCGATCTGGGAGCTGGCGCCCGACCCAGAAGGGGCTGCAGTGGCTGAGCGGCATCCTCCAGGTCCCGTCCGAGGTCCACGTCCTCCGGGGCCGGGTTGTCGGCATGGGCCGCACCCTGGTGACCTGGGAGGAGGCCATGGCCCAGAGCCAGGAGCCAGCGAAGGGGCGTGGCAAGCGGGCCCTGGACGATGAGGGAGACCGCCTCTTCCTCGCCGAGCAGGCACGGCTGGAGCGCGAGTACCTCGAGGAGGACGACGACCAGGACGACGACCAGGACGACGACCAGGACGAGGAGGACGAGTGAGGTGAACGCCGTCAGGTGAATCGGTCAGGTCTATCGGCCGTCGCCCAGATCCGATAGGCCTGAGCCATGAACACCCGCCCCCAGCACCTTCTCCTCGTCGCCTTGGTCGTCCTCCCCGCCTGCTCTGTCCTGGTCGACCAGGGCGAGGAGACGAGCACGGGCGATCAGTCGACGGGGGTGGCCTCTTCCGGGGGAAGCAGCAGCACCAGCAGCACCGGCGAGGTTGACGACGACGGTGGATCCAGCTCGACCTCGACCAGCACCGGCGCCGGTGACACCGGCTCGACCAGCAGCTCCTCGACCTCGACCGGCGAAGAGAACGGCTCCACCGGATCCAGCAGCTCGACCGGCGAGGAGAACAGCTCCAACGACCTCCCCGGCATGGTCTGCGGGGATGGCGTTGAGGACCTGTACGAGGCTTGCGACGACGGCAACGACCTCCCCGGCGATGGTTGCAGCGCGGACTGCCGCCGATGGGACCGGTCTGGGATCGCCCAGGACGTCCCTGAGGTCGAGCTCGTCGGCTGGACCCCCTGCTGGTCCAGCACCTACTCCGAGAACGCCCTGGTGGGGGGGCTACTCGACTCCTGCACCGGGCCGGAGATGATGCTGGCGTGCAGGCCGGTGGGGGCAGCGACCTTCACGGTCCTGGCCCATGCTCCCCAAGCTGAGATCATCGCACCCGCGGATCCCGAGTCGGCCGACCCCTGGAAGGTCATTCACGGATCGGCCTGGCAGTGGTCGACCGACCAGATCGCCGTCTTCGACCCCAGCAAGCCCTCGCAATCAAAGTGCGGCGGGGCACTGTGCTGGCCTCGAATCGGTGACACGCTGATCCCCTGGGGCCGCTGCGGGGATTTGGAGATGGGCCTGGAGTCCGCTCCAAAATGGGAGCGGGTGGTCCTGCAGAGCTTCTATTGATCAGACGGTGTTGTGGACACTGATCAGCTCGACCCACCCCATCGCATTGTGGATCTTCCCGGCGGGCACCGCCGGAGGGCTGACCCTCAGGATCACGCTGCTGACCGAGGTAGCGACGCTGACCGTGTAGGTGATCCCAGCATTGAAGGTGTATAGCGCGGAGGTATCCTGGACCGTAGCAGTCCCCGAGACATTTCGGGCACTCACCATCCGGACGCTCGAGTGGTAATTGGTTGACAGGGCGTCCGTCTGCACGACGACGCAAGAGAACCTCAGCAAAGCCTGAGAGTTCGTGGGCAGGCTGATCGACACCACATCCTGGGTGCCACCAGCGGCGATCGAGGCCCTGCTGGCAGTCCTTTCGCGGACCAGGTTGTCATAAGCCAGACTGCCGCCCGTCAGTGCCGCTGCTGTCGGGCTCTGGGACGCGAAGGTGAACGTCGCAGAGCTGGTGTAGATGGGGGCGCGATTGATGTGCGAGTAGTCGATGGACTGCGCCAATAGGTCAGGAGTGGCCGTGCTCAGGCCCACAGGGCCGGATGCGTACTTCTCCGTGGCGTTGACGATCTCCATGGAGACCGCGTTGCACCAGTCGGCCGTCAACAAGGTGGCCTGCACGCCGCCTGTAAGGTTCCCGTCTTGGAATGCGTTTCTCGGAACTCCGTAGGGACTCGTCCCGTAGTAGGCGGGGACGGCATTTGCCGAGTCGATGATTAGCTTGGCGTCAACCATTAGTAGCTCTGTTCCCAGGCCAAGTAGGCGTTGGAGATTTCCTCGGTGCGGGCGATCTCTTGGCCTTCTCCGTCAAGAAGACCATTGTACTCGACCCTGGTTTCGGTCAGAAGGGGGTGCTGGGTGACGTCCCAGGACACGAACTGCTCGCCCAGGAGCTCCTCGAGCGCTTGGCCGAGGTCCGCGTACTGCTCGTCCGTGAAGGGAGCCGTGACGATCACGTCGAATTTTCTCGCCGGGAAGTTCCAGACCCGCTTTTCGGTCTTCTCGTAGGATTGGCTAAAGCTCAGCATTGATCGTTCCTTGTCATTCGAGGACAAGCGTGGAGTTCGCCCCCGCCACGATCGCCCGGCCATCAGGGCGGTGGATCCCGGCACAGAGTAGGTGCTCGGCGATGCTCCCCAGGTTTTGGGCTGCCCAGGTGATACCGTCGTCGGTGCTGGTGAGGACCAGCCCGGAATCTCCCACGGCCGTCCATCTCCCCCGCCAGTTGCCACAGACTCCGTTGAGCTTGACGGCGAAACCGGACTCCTGCTCGGTCCAACTGCTGCCCTGATTCGTCGAACGGAAGATCCGACCTCCAGTCCCCACGGCCACGTAGGTGTCGTGGAAGGCCGCGATCCCCCAAAGATCTCCAGTCATGGCCGCCACCGCCACGAACTCCCAGGTGAGGCCGTTGTCGAGGCTGCGGACGATCCCACCGATCGCGGCATTGCCGACCGCGACCGTGCACCCGATACCAGACGCGACCGCGTACAGATAGGAGCCCACGGGGCTGGCGAGCTCTGCCCAGGTGAAGCCGGAGTCAGAGGTCCGGAAGATTCGCCCATCCTCACCCACTGCAATAGCGACGTCATCGGCGAGAGGGCCACGAGTGATCCCCAGGATATCGCAATTGACGACGCCACCGCCCCAAGTGGTCCATGAGTAGCCGTTGTCATCCGAACGGTTGATCCCGAGCATGCCGGTGTAGCCCGCGGCAAGAAAGATCGGGCCGACCGCGCACACCGAGGAGAACCCGGCAAACCCCACGCCGAGGATCGGCAGCCACGTCACCAGGTCGCTGGAGATATAGATGTCCCCGCTCGAGCTGACGGCGGCTGTATGCCCCTTCACGCTGCAGCAGATGCCGGTGAAGGTCTCGGGGATCAACCCCTCTACTGGCGTCCAGAGCCAATGGATAATCGGCGCGCTGATCAACAGCGCGTTCTTGGAGACCAGACAGGCGAGCAGGTCATCATCCGCCCCGTGCTCGACCCCCAGAAAGAAAATGAAGGTCTCTTGGCTCAGGGGATCAATGCACTCGTCGTTGCAGTCGAACAGATCGGGCCCTGTGTCGATCCACCACAGCTGGTAGCTGATCAACTCCGTCAAGGACGCCCACCAGCCGTAGCTGTGATCATGTCCGCTCTGGGCCAGAAGTTTGGCTTTGAGGGCCCCCCTGCGGCCATCAAGGGTGCTCGGCTGAGCACAGTCGGGGAGACCGTAGGAGGCCTCCCAGTCGGACAGAAGCTCGTATGTCGTGCTGGGGTCGAGCTCGCGCTCGAGGTCCCGAGCACGAAGGTCGACGCGGCTGAGCTCGATGCTCTCAGCCGTGCAGAGCTGCTTGAGGACCTCGCCCTCCCGATCCCAGGCAGGACCGCGAGGGAGCAGGTCCAAGACCAGGGGCTTGTACTTCAGCGAGGTCAAGTCCACGGGCGCTTCGACGTAGGGGACGACCTTCGCGTAGATGTCGACCGGCATCAGACGCCCCCATAGATCCGCAGGGTGTCATCCAAAAACCGGACCTGGGTCCCGACCGTAACAAACGCGCTGTAGGGCTCGTAGCTGGAATTCAGGGCAGAGCCCGCTGCGAGAAGAGAGCCGCCAACCAGGTCCGTCCAGATGCCCCATCCCACCACCGTGATGGGCGACCCCTTGACGGGGTTGAAGACGATTGTCCCGGTGTTGGACAGGTACCAGGCCCCGGTGACCCCGTCCTGGTGCGTGGCCCAGGCGCTGTGGCTGACCCGATTGTAATCGACCCAGTAGTGTTCGACGGCGCCGACCCCTGCCAGGTCGGGCACCTGCGCCAGGAGCCCCACGTATACGGACGTCAGGTTCGGAAGGATGCGGACGAGCGCTTGTTCGTAGAGGGGCATGTGTCAGATCCAGGTGATCGCCAGGTCCTCGAGCACGGGGAGGGTCCAGGCCCCGATCGGGTAATCCCCGACGGGGAAAGCCAACACGTGGTTGTACTCCCCGGGCGTGGTCGAAATCGCCTCAGTGATCCAACTGCGGTACAGCACGTCTGCCGTGGTGAGGGGCTCGAAACGGGTCAGGAGCATGTCCCGGATAGACTGGTAGATGGCGGCTCGGACCTCCGAGAGCACTGCGTTGGCTTCGATCGTCAGCTCAATGGTGAGCGTGATGGGTTCCTTGACTGGAGCTTGGACGTAAGGAGGAGGGGCCACCACAGGCGCGTACTGGGCCATGATGGCCTCGACCTCAGCGATCGAGGCGGGACCGGGGAACGGGTCAACATCCAAATCCCGCATAAATAGGAGCGTGACATAGCCCACTTTTGGCGCGTGGGGATATTCCCAGACACGAGTTACCCCGGGGACCAACTTCGCCCAGGAAATATAATCCCCGGGACCGCCAGACTTCGGAGGAGAAGCCAATCGGGCCAGGAGACGGGTCCGGAGGGCCGAAGAGGTCTCTTCGTCCAGGCCGCCGATCGCGTCGAAGAACTGCGTCCCTGTGCTCTGGATCCCTGGGAGTGGCGTCTGAATCGTGAGCTCAGTGCCGCCTGGCATGTCTCCCGCGGCGCCTGCGACCTTGGCCCGGATGAGGGTGGCCGTTCCGAGGGCTACGATCACTGTATCCTCCACCACCAAATACTCTGTGCCATCAGCTCGGGTCCAGACCGTGCCCGCGGGCATCAGAGTATCCACGCCTGTGGCGTTGAAGACCGCAAGGCCCTCGGATCTTTGGGCCTCGATCTGATAGACCCCGAAAAAGGAAGCCCACTGCCTCAACCTCTCGTCATCCGCGAGGTGGGGGAAGGCATTTTTGCTGACGTCGTCCAGGTGGCCGTGTAGACCGTGGGCAGCTCCAGACCCGCTGGTCGCCAGGGCGTGCTCCACGGTCCCCTGCAACCTGGCGCTTTGGCTCCCGAGCTCGTACTCGAAATCAGAGATTCGACGCTCTCGGATCTTGGCAACGGTGGGTCTGGAAAACGGCATGCTCAGTATCCTCTATAGAAAGGCATCGTGCCTGATCTCCCAAAGCCGTTTGTAGGCGGGAAGAAGCTTGTTCGGGCGGGTCAAGGCGATCTCGAGTCCGACAATCCCGGGCCTTGGGCGAGTAGCGGTGACGGAAACGGTGGCCACGATGCCGGCCTCGACAAGCCAAAGGAGGCTCTCTCGGACATACCCCTCAGCCCTCCGCAGGGTCTCCAGCGTCGTCTTCCCCCTGCTCAAGAGCCACAGCTTCGATCCCATCCTTCGGGACTCAGGATCCCTGAGGCTATCGGCATCGGCCCACCAACCCTCTTGACGATCGAGCCCGGAGGTCTTGATCTCCTGGGGGGTCGCCTCGGCATTCGTGAAGATGGAGATCAAGACCTGTGTCTCGAGCGACAGGTCTGTCTCCAGGGCGCCCTGGTCTGTCTTGGCGAGTCGAGCCGCCCCTATGCTGTTGTCCCATTTGAGTGCGAGCATGGGTTACTTCCCGTTGATCAAGGTGGCGCCGGTGGGGGCAAGGGGGCCGACAACAGAAGGGGTTGGACCCGTGGATCCCGGACCAGCGGTCACCCCCGAATGGACGTGTGTGTCGTATGCAGCCTGAATCGCGGACAGGCGCGCATCGACGTCATCGGCCAGGGCGACCTTCTTGGTCGCGCCATCCTCCCCGAGATAGATCTTGCCCCCCGCGCCAGGCGTGATCACCACGTCCCCGTTGGCCTTGAGCCGGACCATCTGACCGGCGACGCCGATATGGAGAGCAACCTCTCCGGCAGCCAGGTCATCCCCTGTGAGTCGTTGTCCGCGGACCCAGGGGATCGCCACCAGGTTGGATGGGTCGCCGCCGATGGCGATCACGATCGCCTCTGCACCCTCGGGGCGAAAGCTCAGGCCAGGAGGGTTGAGGGTCTCAACCCGATCCACCTGCTCATCCTCGGTCAGCTCGTACTGGCCCTGAGCTACACCCGACGAGTTGTCGAGGGCGTTCAGGGTGCCATGTCGAGCGGTACCACGGACCCGGCGTTCGAGCTTGGCGATCTCCTGGGCGATGAGCTGGCGAACTGCTTGCAAGGTCACCACGTGAATCCGCCTTTCTTCTTCTTTTTGACGGGTGGAGCTGCCTGGTAGGCCTCGGGGAAGGTCAGCTTGAGCGAGGTCCGGGTCCCACTCTCATCGCGGACCAGGGTGGCGCTGGTGACGATGTACATGTCGTCCAAGTCGAGGAAGTCGTCCTTTACGCTGACGACCGCACCGGGCTCCCAGAGCCCGTGGGAGCCCATCTCCCAGGACAAGCTGACGTCGTCGGGGTTGACGATCTCGTAGCTCAGCTGCCGGGCCTTGCCCGCCCTTGTGTTGCGCTCCCACTCGGCCCGCTGCTTGACCAGGCGATCCTTCTCCAAGACCAAGGGACGATATCTGCCCACGCCATCGTCCTGGATCAGGTGGCTGGTGTTGACGTTCTTGCCGTTGGTCTCGGAGTCGGCGCAGCGCTGGCCTTTGAAGAGGTAGTCCGAGAAGCGCTCGGACATGTCGAAGGTGACACCACCCGTGAGCACGTTCCTCCCGCTTTCGATCTGCACATCAGGGAGGACGTACAAACCGGCTCTGGTGAAGACAATCGAACCATCTGCCTCGGACCGAAGCCGCAAGCCGTTGTCCTTGGCCAGCCGGTCCAAGGCCGAGAAGCAGGTCTCCCCCTCCTCGAGCTTGAAGTAGCGCTCTTGGGGAAGAGGACCGACGTCGCTCTTCACTTCGATCCCGAACGGCTCGCAGATGTCGCTGGCGATCTGCAAACCGAGGGTGTTGCGCCAAGATCCACCCGTCTTCTTGCCCGGGGCAATCGCTGAGCAGTCCACGAGGTCCCCCGCCATCGAGCGCCCGCTCAAGGACAGGGACGTGGACACGGCGTCGTAAGACAGGTCATAGCTATCCACGTAGCCGCTCAAGACGAGGAGGGAACCGTAGTAGATCTGCGCAAAGGATCCGTCCGTGATGGTCACCGGGGGGTCCTTGGACGACAGCTCCGTGACCAGCTGGAGGTCGAAGGACGAGGCAATGTCGTCCAGCGATCGGGTGACCTGGACGCTGGTCCAGTTCGAGATGTCATGGCCATCGATTCTCAAGGTGAGGTCAGCCATCGAGAAGGACCTCCAAGGGCTCCCCGCCGGGCACGAAGTTGGGATCGCGGACCTTGTTCCTTCCGCAGATCTCGAGGTCCCGGGTCGGGTCGCCGTAAAGCTCGTAAGCGATCAACAGGGCGCTCCGGGCCTCAGTGGGGGTGTACTTTTGGACGACCGGGAGAGCAGACACGAGGGACGCCAGGTGGGCGTCCAAGGCTGCCCGGAGGTCTGTCATGGCGACGAAGACATCGTCCTCGGTGTCGGGGTCGGCAAGGATCCCATCGGCCAGACCGCCCAGGGTGGCCAGGGCATCAATGGCCACTGAGGCGCTTTCCAAGGGGAGCGTGCCCATCAGGTCGATGACCTCGCTGATCGCCGAGACCTTCAGGAAGTCACCCAGGGCCTTCTGGGCGGCGACCTCTACGGGGTCCACTGGTGCCCCCTCGAACAAGGGCGGCGTGACGGGGTCAATCGCACACATGTCCTGAGCGGCGCTCAAGGCGGCTTCGACGGCGACTTTCTTCGCCCCACCGGGGAATGCTTGGTTCGGCGAATCCTCGTTGGCGGCGGCTTGGCTCTTGAAGATCCCTTTCAAGCCGGCGACGATCCCGGAAAGGGTCGTCAGCAGCTCGGCGGGCGAGTTGGCCAGCTTGCCGATGGTGCTGTTCAGGTCCGCCAGGGAGTCCGCGATACCGGCCGCCTGGGATACTCCCAAGGCCCCGAAGGCTTTCCGCTTGACCTTGAGCAGGCCGGAGGAGATGGCGCTGATGCCCTTGGACAGGGCGTTGAAGATGTTGCCCAACCCCAGCTTCTTGACCTTGGCGACCTTCACGGCTTCGATGGCGGCGACCGAAGCAACGGTCAGAGCCGCGCTCGTGGAGATTTTGATTCTCGCGCCATCGGGGTCGCCGCTCTCCACCAGGTCGAAAGAGAGGCGGGCCCACCCGCCCTCTGCGTGCGACTCCTGGATGTCGAGGCTGCTGCCCTCGTCAAGGATGACGCTGAGCTCTCCGAGCCAAGGATGGACGAAGATGTGCGGCCCCGGGCTCTCGAAGACGGCGATCACGTCGTCACGTTGGGTCAAGTAGTCCGACCCGATGACGATGGCATCGACCTTGAACTTCCGCGCTCGCCGCCCCATGTCCTCTCGAGCTGGGGTGTCTCGAAAAGGAAGCTCTCGGGAAGTTGTGCGCCGTCCAACGACCGTGCTGACCGATTGGACATAGAGCGGAACGCCGTCGATGCTGCCTTCAAGAAGGCTGTCGGACCAGGCTGCCATTACTGCGCTCCCGTGTTCACGCGGACCTGAAAGCCGGTGCCGGTGTTGGTCTTGAGCTGGGTGGACTCGACGGGGACCCCGCTGATCTTGATGTCGAGTTGGCCCATAAACTTGTTGTCCTTGCCCTTCATCACCTTGATCTTCTCAGGGTCCAATCCAGCGATAGGTGTTCCCTGAGGAGTACCGACAACGGGAACATCAGCCCCGGTAGAGGGGGCCATGAGGGCGGCCAGGGCCGGTGGCAACGAGATAGGGGTCCCCGAGATGGGGGCGTTCGAGGTTGCCTTGGCCACGGCTTCTGCGGCTGGAAGAGGGTCCAATCCTCTCCCGTGGGTCATCATCCGGATCATCCCGGTGGCCGCCTTGGACAACTTTTCGTCCGAACTCGCCGCCGCGATCCTGAGCTCCTCCTTGCTCATCTTGCCGACCCGGGCGGCATACTCCTTGTCGACATCCCCCCAGTCGACCTCAGCCTTCATCCCGAGGAGGTTCTCCTTGAGCCAGTTGATCTTCTCGCCGACCCACTCAATCTTGCCGACGATCCAATCCCAAACCGACTTGAAGACGTTCTTGATGCCCTCCCACAAATCACTGAAGAAGGCTTTGATGGGCTCCCAGTAGGTGTAAATCAACCCGGCCGCGAGGGCGATGCCGGTGATGATGGCGATGATCGGATTGGTCAGCATCGCCACCTTGAGAAAGTTCATCCCCTTGGTCAGCAGTCCGATTGCGCCGTTGGCGAGCCCCCAGGCCGTGGTGAGGACTCCCCAGGTGGTGGCCGCCACGGAGGCGGCCGCTGTGACTCCCCAGATGGCGACTCCGGCGACGGTCAAGCCCCCAGCCGCGAGCCCGATCCACTTGACCAGTTCGGGGTGTTCCTTGGCCCAGGCCGTGACCGACTCAGTGACTCCCTTGGTCAGGTCGATGAACTCCCTCACCGTGGGGATGAGAAGACCCCCGATGCTGAGCTGCAACTCCTCGAAGGCGGAAGACAACTCTCTCGCCGATCCAGCCGTGGAGTTGCCCATGTCGGCAGCCACCTTCGCCGCGGTACCGCTGGCGCCGAGGTTCTGGTTGATCTTTTCCTCAAGCGCCCCACTGCCCGCCTTTGCGATCAGCAAGCTGGCAGAAGCGGCGTTGGCCTCATCGAATAGACCTTTCAGGAGATTCGCTCTGCGGTTGCCGTTCTTGTCCTTGCCGAAGCGCTTGTCCATCGCGGCATCCATCTCTTTGAGGATGTCGTTGATGGGGCGCATGTTCCCCGACTTGTCCTTGGTGTTGATCCCCAAGAAGTCGAGTGCGCTCTTCCCCTTCTTGGTTGGGGCTTGGAGCGACGAGAAGACCGACCTCAAGGCGGTACCAGCAGCGGACCCTTTGACGCCAGCATCTCCCAAGGCGCCCAGCATCGCGGTGGTCTCTTCGATCGAGACCCCTGCGTTGGCGGCGGAGACGCCCGCGTACTTCATGGCCTCCCCGAGATCGAGGAGTCCGGTCTTCGAGCTCTGAGCCGTTTTGGCGATGACGTCGCCGATTCTCCCGAGGTCCGTGGCCTTCAGCCCGAACTGGCTCATCGCAGAAGTCGAGATCTCTGCGGCCTCTGCGATGCTTTGGTTGCTCGCTGCTGCGAGATCAAGGATTCCAGGTAGGCCAGCCATTTGGGCCTTGGCGTCAAATCCTGCCGTCGCCAGGATGTCGAGGCCTTCGGCGGCTTCCACGCCCGAGAATTTGGTCTTCGCGCCCATGTCTCGAGCGAACGTGCCGAGCTCCTTGAACTCCTTCTGTGTCTGCTCGGTGACTTGGCCATTGAAGGTGTTGGCGCGCACCTTCGCCATGATGTCCTCGAACTCCGCCATCTTCTTGACGGGAGCGCCCAGGGCCCCGGCCATGCCCTGGGAGAAGTTCTTGACCCCATCGGCGGCATGCTTGAGGTTGGCGGCGGCTCCGAATGCCTTCGAGGCTTTCTTGGCCGCCGCCTCCATCGGGGAGAACATCTTGGCGGCTTTGGCGCCCCACGGGGCAAATTTGGCTGCAAGGGCGCCCATCGGACCGCTGAGCTGATCCTTGAGTCCCAGCTCGATCCCGGCAATGAATCGCCCATCTGCACCACGCGCCATACTGCCAATCCCTACTTCTTTTCCAACCTACTTCGGACCTCCTCGTGTCTCTCCATCCAGAACACGAGGTCTTCAGACTCCATTTCCCAGAGCTCCGAAGGCTGGAAATGGAACTCATGGGCCAACAGGCCCATGATCAGCGCCCAGTTCGCGGGCGCTTCTCGAACAAAAAACTGATCAGGAAACCGAGCACGTTCGCATCGTCGTTGCTCAGCTCATCAAGGAGCTTCGGCGCCTGCGAGGGCGTGCTCAGGAGATGGATCATCGACGCCATCTTGCTGGTGTTCCCGCCCTTGCCCAGCTCCTCGGACTTTCTCATATCCTTGAGCTTTGGGCGGCGCAGGGTGATCTCGGTGATGCTCTCCTTGCCGAGGGGGATCGGATCCAGGAGCGTCACCGTGTAGGTGCCGTCCGGGTTCTGGCCGACCTGCTCGTGCTGCCCCGCCTTGATCAGGGTCAGGTCCGGGTGTTCTGGCTCGTAGGAGTCCCCAGCCCCCGCCCGCAGCTCCTGGATCTTCTCCAAGATCTGGACGTCTCCACAGGTCTCTTCAAGACCGAGGGCTTCCTTGATGAGTGCAATGTCCATGAGGTTCTCCGATCAGACCGCCGTGGCGGGAGGTCCAGTGAACTCGAGCTGAATGCCGCCGCCCTCGTCCGCGATCTCGAGGCTGTTGGAAACATAGGCCCCATCGATCTGGTACGTGGGCCCGGCATCACTGATGCAGACCAAGGAGACGTTCTCCGTGGTCGCCCACTTGTCCAGGTCCCAGCCGTCCCGGTGCAGGACGGTGCAGGTGACCATGCTGGCTTCGGGCTTGACCGTGAAATGCCTCCCCATGACGCCCGCGGCGAGCTGAGGTTCGCGCGTGGGGGTTCCGAGCTTGACCTTGACGGAACGGGCCTCGAGTGTGTCGCTGTTGACTTTGAGGATTATGGTCCAGGTTGCTTGTGCCATTCTATAATCTCCTGTGCCTAATCCAGGGGATCAGAGCTTGAACCCGATCAGGGCGACAGTGGTGCGGAACTGGTTGACGAAGTTGGGCGGGAGGAAGACATCCATTTGGTTCGGGTTGTCCGCGTTCCGCACACAGATGAGCTGCGCGGCGAACTGGGCCCTGTCCTCCACGATGGCCGCAAAGTTGAGTTCATCGAAGAAGGCCAGGCACTCCCCGCGCATGAGCTTCGGGGTCATGACCACCTGGCCAGGAGCGAAGTTCTCGCCATCGTTCCCGAGTTTGGCGTTCGGGTACTTCCGCTTGATGCGGCTCGAGAAGCCGTAGCGGAAGTATGCGATGCAACGCATGACCTCGATGTCCTTGTACGTGGGGTCCTCGTCGCCCTGGGCATTCTCTTGGTAGGTGGTGATCATCCGCTCGATGTAGCTGTCGCCGGAAGTCACGAAGTACGTGGCCATCCCATCGAGGAGTGAGGAGACGGGGAGCTACACCAAGGAGAAGCGCCAGCGGTACGAGGATGCCCTCCGCTGGCTCCGTGATGTCGCCAAGGGGGTCGCTTCCCTTGACGGTCAGGTCCAGCCGGAGAGCAAGTCGGGCGGGGTCCGGTACTTCACTGAGGCCCGCGAGTTCACCCGGACGAAGTTGGGGGGCATTCTCTGATGTTTACGATCAGCGTCAAAACCCCCGGATTCAAAGCATTCCAGGATGCCCTTCAACGGGTGTCCCGGTTCCGGCGCAGCGTGGTCTTGGACCAGTTGGCCGACCTTATGCTGGCCCAGAACCGGGCTCGCTTGGACCAGGTCAAGGAAGGCCCTGATGGGGACTCGTGGGAGCCCTGGACGGCGGCCTACTCGGCCAAGAACTCCAGCGGGGAACTGCTCGAAAAGAGCGGAGACCTGCTCAGCAGCCTCCAGGCCGCGGTCGGGCAGGACTCCGTGAGCCTCGGCTCTGACCTCCTCTATGCCGCAGTTCACCAGTACGGGGACGACTCGAAGAACATCCCCGCCCGTCCTTACATGGGCTTCTCTGATGATGATCTGGACGAGCTCGGCGCCCTTGCCGAGACCTTCTTGCGGGGGGTGTTCCGATGAGCCTCGACACCCTTTTGGACACCATGACGGGCGTCCTCTTGCCCAAGCTCCCAGCCCTCAAGAGCTGTGAGCAGGTAGGCGGTCGCATCGATCTGGCCGAGCTGCTGCGCCGTTCCAGGCCCCTCCCTGGGGGCTTCTTGGCCTTGATGGGGACCAGGGACGGCAAACTGCAAAACCAGAAGCTCCGAACGACCGGGCAGTTCTTGTTCGTGGTCGTCGTCGCTTCCAAGGCCGCGGCTGGAATCCTCCCTGCCGACCGGACTCGCGCGGTCAATCGCCTCCTTCATCAAGCCCTGTATGCCATCGCTACGGCCAAGGACTGGGGAAGCGATGAGGTCGAAGGACCGCCCACCAGAATCGCCAGCGTGAACCCGTACACGGAGAGCGCCGACGGCAACAACGTCGCGCTGTACGGTATCACCTGGGAACAGGAATTGAGCCTGGGTCTGACCACTGAGCCCGACCCGTTGCCTGACTTCCTCGTGGCGGAGATCGACTATCAGATTGTCCCGTCCAACCCCGAGATCGACGCCCACGATAAGGTCGTCGTCCAGGAGCCCTGACCCGTGCTGCGCATCATCCCCAAGCCCGGCCTCCGAATCCGGGACCCCGAGAACAAGGGCAAGGTCCTGCCTCCCGAGGGCATCACCCGCCGCCGCTTGAACCCCTTTTGGATCCGAAGGTTGAATGACAGCTCCATCGAAGTGCTGACCATTCCCGACGCTCCGCCCGCTCCCACCCCTCCGAGGAATAACCCATGTCCCTGAATCTCAATGTCATTCCCGTCAACTGGCTCGTCCCCGGCGTCTATGTGGGCGTGGACGGGTCTGGCGCCGTCTCCGGTACCCCCGGTCAGCGCAAGCCGGTCCTCCTCCTCGGAACCCGACTCACAGCCGGAACGGTCGCCGAGAAGGTCCTCAAGCCCATCACCGGCCCGAGCCAAGGAGCCTTGTACTTCGGGCGGGGTTCTCAGCTGGCTTCCATGTGCTCGGCCTACGTGGCCGCCAATCCCTACTCCGAGGTCTATGCTCTTGCCCTGGATGCCGATGCGGCTGGGGTCGCAGCGACTGCGACGGTGACGGTCGTGGGCACGGCTACGGCTGATGGAACCCTGTCTTTTGTCTGGGCTGGTCGCAAGATCAAGGCCGCCGTCCTGACAGGTGATGACCCCACGGCCATTGCCGCCTCGATCGCTGCTGCAGTCAACGCGGACCTCGACAACCAGACCACGGCCACCTCGGCCCTGGGCGTGGTAACGGCCACCTGTCGGCACAAGGGGGCTTTTGGCAACAGCCTCTCGATCTTCCTCAACTACTACGTTGGGGACGAGACCCCCGCCGGCATCACCAGCGTGACCATCACGGCATTCTCGGCTGGGGCAACGGACCCCGACATCGCCGACGCAATCGCTGCCCTGGGCGGCGACAGCCAGTACTACACGATCGTCTCAGGCTGGAACGGGGACGCCAACATGGACGCCCTCGAGGACGAAATGGCCTCCCGCTGGGGTCCCATTCGCGCCATCCCTGGACACGCGATCGCGGCCTTCAGGGGCGACTACGCGGCTTCCCAGACCTACGGCGATGCCCGGAACAGCCAGTTCTCCACGGTCCTGGCGACCGGTTTGAGCCCGACCGCTCCTTGGATCTGGGCCTCCAGCCTGGCAGCCCTTGAGGTCGCCGAGAGTGATCCAGCCAAGCCGCGGCAGAACCTCAAGATCCCGGGCGAGCCGGTACTTGCCTTTGTTGATGTTGGATTCGCCGTTGGCCAGGACCAGGTTCTGGAGGAGCTTCTCGGCGGTCGTCTCGTTGCTGACGCCAACCACGAGGGTCGTGGGGGCACAGGCCAGGGGCTCGCCTTGGTCATCATGGAAACCACGCATCCGGGCCCGAGCCGCCGCCAGGTTGTCCTCGGTGAGGGCGACCTTGGACTTCACTGCGGTTTGCCAGAATGCGTAGCCGGCGGCGTAGCGGGCATCGGTTCCCCAAACGAACGTCTTGTTCCAGAAGACGTTGTGGTCCTCGGGGTTCGTCTTCGACACCAGCTCGACATCCTTGCGCAACTGGAAGATCAAGGGCTTGAGCGTGCGGCTCAGGTCCATCACGTACCAGGGGGCGCTGGCTCCGGCGATCAGGTTGGACTGGGTGCCGCCCATGCCGTCGGGGTGGACCTCGCTGAAGAACGGAACCTTGTCATAGCCCTCGCCGACCTCTCCCGCGGCCAGGGTCTCCCACACGTGGCGAGATTTGTGGGCCTGGGCCAGGTTTCCGAGGTCTTCGGCGGCGAGCGCCGCCATCCCGAGCTGGTCATCCTCGATGTCCTCCTTGAGGACGCTGATGGTCTTCTCCCAGGTGCGGTTCTTGAGCTCGTACGTGTGACCGGACAGCTGGTCCACGACGCGATCCCCGAGCCACTCCCGGACGCCCGACATGGCACCCAGCCATGCGTAGCTGTTGCTCTTGTTGTTGGAGGGGAGGGTATTTGCGATGTCCTGGAAGCTGACATCGGCCTTCGAGATGCCCTGGGCATATGCCGCCGAGAGCATCGTGTGGAGGGCTTGAAGGTTTTCTGTGTTGATCAACATGGTGGTGGTCCTCGTCCTGAATCGACTGCTCAGGATCAGGTTTCGATCCGGAAAGAGACACGAGCGCCGACCACGGCGTCGTTCGCTCCGCCTACCGTGAAAGACAGGGTGTCTCCCGCAGCGACGACGTTTGCAGCAGTGGGGGTCGCAGAGTCCACATCACCAGCGGCGCTGGCGGCCTGGGTGATCGTGATGACCCCGTTCGTGACGGCGACTGCGCCAATCTTGGCCGTGATGGTGGCGTCGCCCGTGGTGAGGGCGCCATCCAGCGAAGACCAGATCTTCTTGATAGTCCCAGCGACCGGGCAGACATACCGGGTGACTCCAGTACCCACGAGCGTGGTGATGTGGACCGAATCGGAGACCAGGTTGGCGCCGATGTTCGCCCGAGCAGTGGCCGCCGAAGCGACATCCGACAGGTTGTTGGCGGCGACCAGGTCGCCGTCGGCCGATGCCGTGTTCGAGAACTCGACGTAGATGAGGCCGGACTCGATCTTGCGGACATAACCAGCGACGCTTCTGGTACCTCCACCGGAGGTCTTGGCGACCGTCTGGTCGTCGACCAAGTAACAAGTACGGCCCAGGTCGGCGATGGTGATCTCGTCACCACCGGCGCTGTTCTTGCAGCCGATGGTCATCTCCTCGACTTCGACGGTCTTGGCTCCGCTGGCGAACCCAGTGGCGTCCACGGGCTCACGGGCGATGCCAACGGCCACAAGTCCTGTGGCTGTGGTGGCGGGCTTGGCATAGCCGTCGGAACCGACGACCAGGATCGCCCCCCGGTAGATGACGGCGTCGGCCTTGACGCCGTAGTTGAAGAGACGGCCCTCGATCGACTTGAGGGCCCGGCCTTGGGTGAGTGCGGTCATTGTGGGTTATACCTTCTGGGTACGGGCTGCCTTGGCAGCGGCGAATGCGTTGAGAGAGATTCCGCCGGCCTTGGCCACTGCCTTTTCCTCATCGGTCAGGCTTGCGGGATCGGAGGGGTTGGTGATCGCGGGCTGCTTGGCGCTCGACTGGCCCATGGGGGCGCGACTGGCGAGGAACTTCTCAACCTCGGCAACATCCTTGGCCGCCTGCTTGGTGAAGAAGTCGCGCTCCGAGGGGAGCAGGCGGCCAGAGCTCAGGGCCTCCTTGATCACCTGCTCGACCTTGGCGGCCTGGGCCTGCTCGGAGAGGGTGGCCAGCTGGGTCTTCACACCCGCGAGCTCGGAGACCACAGCCTCGTACTGCTCCTTGGGGACATGCGAGGTGAGATCGGGAGCAAGTGCGGGAGCCTTGCCACGGGCAAAGGTCTCCAGAGCGGCGGCGATGGTCTCCTCGGAGCAGGTATCCGGGGACAGCTCCAAGCCCGCCAGGAGCTTGATCAGGTGTTCGTTCATGGAGTTCTCGTTCTCCTCCGTGCACAGGGCGGGGAGGCGCAAAGCGGGGTTGTTGACCAGGCTCGCCCTGGGCAGATGGACGACCTTGCGATCGTCGTCGAAGTAGATAACCGGAGAGATATACCTGTACTCGCAGGACTCGATGGACTCGCGTCCCTTGGCGGTCCAGATCGAAACGTGGCCCCACAGGGCGCCTTCCCGGACTTCGAGCTGGTCAACCCAAGCAGCGGCCCGAGAATCGCCAGGAGCGACCCCCCAGGAGTCCAGGGCGTGGTCCCAGTCGATGGGGAGGTCCATGCCCCCGGCCTTGAATGCCTCGAGGACGCGGGAGTGGTCGTTGCGGAAATGTCTCCCGTCTCGGGCAAGAACGACATCACCAGCGGGCAGTAGTGGGATCCACTCGGGGGCCGTGCGCTTCCCGTCAACCTCGGCACAGAGGAGGGGCTGGTTCTGGAGGGTGGCCTTCTGGGGCCCTTTGGCTTTCTTCATGCTTCTCCAACGGGAGTCTTCTGGGTGGATACCGGGGTCAGGACTTCCACCGCTGGCCCTTCGGCGGGTGCGGGGATGCCCATGCGATCACGGATGACGGATTGCTCGACACGGAGGCCTCGATCGACCAGGGGCACCAAACAATCGACAAAGCTCTTGCGGTCCACGGGCTCTTCGGTTACGCAACGAAGGACCGGGGGCTCAACATCGGCGCCAAAATTGATCTGGCACCAGGGCTCGATCAAATCCCTTTGAAGGGTCGCCGCCAGGTCGACGGCGTCGGCCGCGAGGAGGGTCCGACGAATACCGTCATGAACGCTCCCCTGAGCGTAGGAGCCTCCTCCGGTGTCGGCGGTCAACGTCTGGCCAAGGATGGCCTTGCTGATCTGGCGGTCGCACCAGTCGGCCAGATGCTGGTGAACCTGGGAGCCAGACCCGCCGCCCATGGCGCTGATGATCTCGAGCTTCATCCCCTCTGGCATCACGGCGGACCCGTCCATACCGATGGCTTGGACGGCATCGACAAGGGAATCTTGGACCTCTTCGGAGGCCCCATTTGGGTACTTGCCGATCCGCCAGGGGATGCCGAACAATTCCATATAGGAGACCCAAGCTTGCAAGCCGAGGGTCTTGAGCGAGTGCATGACGCTGCAAGGGCGCACGAGACCAGAGGTCGTCAGGGGGCCCGAGAACATGCGAGGGGCATGCGTGATGTATTTCCAAGCGGGGAGTTCCTCCCCCTTTGGATTCTTCTCTGTCTTCAGGAGGAGGGTTTGGCCATCCTCGGGATCAATAGCGAAACTCCTCGGGTCTCGCCAAACGAACCGTTGCGGGGTCCACTGCTCGCCGGGTCGCCAGATGACCTCACAGACCGAATAGGGCTTGAAGATCGCGTCGCCCAGATCAAAGACCAGAGTGGAGAATGTGTGCCGCCGGACGATAGCTTGGAGCTCGTCGGTGATCTTCTTGTCCGGCTTTTTATCGGTCGGAGCCTCCACGACCCACGGGAGACCAGCAAGGGCCAGTCTCCTGGTTCGCAGCTGGGCTCCGATGTGGCTGTCCCTGCGCTCGATCTCGGCAGCGAGGGTCAGCAGCTCCGTGCAATCCCCTTCGTCAGCCTTTTTGAGGATTCCAGAGAGCTTTGAGGGCGTCAGGTTGGTGGCGACTGTGCCGTATTTCCAAGGGCGCGGACCCTTGCTCCCTGGACGTGCGAGCTCCTCAGGGAGCTTCTTCGGGTCAACCTTGCGACCCTTGGCATCTTTCAGGGGGGCGGCCATTCCCCAGTGATACCCGCGTCACCAAGTATGCTTGCGGGCGGGGCGCGGACGCTCTCTTGCGCCGTCCTTGGAAGGATTGTCCTCCCATTTCGGAACTCGGCGGAAGCTGAAATCCACGGGGGCGTTTGCATGCCGAGCAAAGGCCAGCGCCAGGGCGATGGCCGAATCTCCGTGCCTCGGCTTCTTGTCCTTGGAGTCGCTCCCCCGTTCCTTGCGCATCTTCGGGATCCCACCCGAAACTTCGATCATGGCGATGTCATCGCGGACGTCGATGTCCGCGGGGACCGTGATCATGTGCTCCTCGAATGCCGCCCGGAAGCGCGGGAGGGTGGAGCCGTACCAGTGATTGGTGATCTGGACGGCATCGACCTGGCTCTCCCCGTAGTGGGCCAGGGCCTTCTCTGCCAACCAGCCGCCGTTCAAGCCACTGTCCAGGGCGACACCACCCCATTTGGGGATCCGGTCGCAGATCGTCCGCAGGATCTGCCATTGCTCTTCGTAGGGGACGCCGCGGAGCTCGACGAGGAAGGGGCAGTCCTTGCTGAGGTTCCTCTGCTCGGTCATCAACGCCATCACGGAAAGGTCGCCGGTGCCGCTCCTGGCGAAGTCCACGCCGACGGTGGTCACCCGATCGCCGGGGAGGGCCTTGAGCAGGTGATCCAGGTGGAGCTGACACCATGCCTGGATATGGGCCGTGCGCTCCGACTCCGGCTTGTGGATGTGGTCCTTGTCGAGGATGAGCCGCCTGATGGGGCGGGGAGCACTGCATTGCTCGATCAGGTCCCTGCGGATGTACGTGCTGCCCTGTTGGCTCGGGACAACCTCGTACTCCTCTTCACTGCCCCAACTTGCAAGGGCCTCCTGCAGCCAGAGCCCCTCTGCTTCCTTGGTGTAGGGCTGCCCGTTGACCAGGCAGCGCCGACGATACAGGCCATCGGCAAGGGCATCGTGGATCGTCA